ACTGACAATTTTGGAGTTGAACATCTTCTTGCAGAAGACAACATTGCAATTCTAAAGAACATCGTAAAAAACAAACAGAATAACAAAATCAAGATGAAGGATGGTACTATGCGTATCGACCTTTTCACTGCGTCTGCATTGACACAGGCTCTTGACCAAGTTAAACCAGATACCAAGAAAAAGATGATGGACATTATCAACAAAGGTGGTAAGTCACAATTGATGAAACTGGTTTCTGTAGTAATGAAGTAATGTTATGCGCTCTTTTAGAGAAGTTGCATATAATTTTCAGAAACCAATCGCAGACCTAAGTGCGAATGCGGTAACTGCTGGTCTTGGTACGATGAATCCAATCGTTGACCTTCATGCACAAAAAGAAATTACCAAAACAGATTTAGACCAACTAGAGAGGTACGCAGACAAATTGTTTGGTGCTGTTGGTATAGACGTTGAATTCACTCGACACTTTCTCGACAGGGTGAATGACGAAAGAAATAAGAAACAGATTACTACTGCTGAACTCACTAGACTTTTTAAACAGTCGTATAAGAAGTTTGGTAAGAAGATAGCACAACTTGGGCCTGATGCCGAAGCGGTGTTAAATGATATGCGAACAGATGTAAATATGCCGTTTGCATTAAATCTCAAAGGGGGTGAGTTAGAACTTGTTGCGAAAACAATTATGCGTAAGAAGGACTTTAAAACTCGTAATACAAAACTTGCCTTTGAGCAATATAGGAGACTAAAATGATAAATTGGATAAAAAACAGAGTTGGTGAAAGAACATCTTGGGATGGTGCAGTATGCATTGGACTAGGACTTATGATTCTATTCATGGCACCACTTGCAAAGATTGCTGCTGGTATTGCAATCGCATGGGGTATCTGGACAATTTGGAAATCTGAATGAGTGATATTCAGTCAGAAACAGAAAGAACTGCTGTAGAGTTTGATACAGATGGTTCGGTAAAAAGCATTGTCGTTGATGATGCTGGAAACATGGGTGACGTTCAAGCAGGGATAGAGTTTATATATCATATGCGTGAACACCTATTAGACATTGGAGTTGCAACACTATATGGTATCGTTGTGTATGCTCTAGTCTTATGGATTAAAAGGAAACTATCATGAATATGAAATTTAGTATTGGTGTATTGATTGCGATTGTGTTGCAAGTATCTGCCTTTGTATGGTGGACTGCACAACAGGCGCAGACGATTTCACAGTTGAATGAACAGGTGTCTGAACTCACAAGTCGAATGACTATGGAGAATGATATCAATATGAAACGTGATATCGCAGACTTAAAAGCAAAGTTAAAGGAAACTGATGAGTTTGTAACACAGAACTATCAAGATATCACTGACTTAATTGACTTTGCAACATTCACTGAAAATAGATGGGCAGATGATTATGCTAATGACCCATCTTATGAAAGAATGTTTGGAACAAAGGCACCCAAAGAATGATTAGAATATACGCAATTATATTCGTGGTTGCATTACTTGGCGGCGCAGCGTATGCCGCCAAGTATTACTATGATACGACACAGGCAACTATTGCACAATTGCGAGAAAACACTGCGAAACTAGAAGTCGCAAATGAAGAGAACCAAGCAACTATCACGAAGATGACAGAAAACAGTGTAAGGTTAAATGAACTCACTGACCAACTAAACAAGGATTTAAGAAAGTCAGAAGAGTATGGTGACCAGTTGCGTAATACGTTAAACAAACATAATCTAACCCATCTTGCAAACAAGAAGCCTGGGTTGATTGAAAAGAGGATGCAAAATGCGACAGATAAACTTTGGGATGACCTTGAGTCTGTTACTGGCGACAACACTACTGATTAGTGGTTGTTCTACGTTCAAACCAGAAAAAGAAATAGTTATACAGACTAAGTTGATTGAGAGACAGATACCAACTGTACCTCATCCTAAACAAGTACGAATGAATGACGTTAAGATATATGTCGTTTCACCAGATGAAAACTTTGATGAATTCAAAAAAGAGTTTGAGGCAAAGAACGGTGCAGATTCATATATTGCAATATCTGTCAAAGATTATGAAAACCTATCAAAGAACTTTGCAGAACTAAGAAGGTACATTGAACAACAAAAACAAATTATACTCTATTATGAGGAGGCGGTCAAACCGTCAGAGGAGAAGATAGATGGAACAGATGATTAATATCGTTATTGATTTAGCAGTAACATGGTGGCAGTTTACTGTAGTTGGTATACTAATTGCAGTAGGTTTTATTATTAATATGTGTGGTGTTGATAACAAAAAGAAAAGAGTTGGGTTTGAATATAATGTCATGCCACAACTAAGACCGATTGCAATACCAACCGCAGGCAAAGGATTTTGGGGTGCGATTTGGATGTGGTTAACTGGTACTCGACACTGGGAAGTTGCAGATGATTGGTCATTTACTATCATGGGTGAAAAGTATATTATCCCACAGGGTTTTAGATTTGACGGAGCATCCATTCCTAAGTTTCTACACACATGGTTGTCACCGACAGGTGTTCTTCTTATGGGTGGGCTTGTACATGATTATGCATACAAATATGCAACTCTACTCAAGTCTGGTCAGAAAGAAACAATGGGTAAGATTACTCAAAAACAAGCAGACCAAATTTTCAGAGATATTAATATTGAACAAAATGGTTTTCACTTCCTTAACTACCTAGCATACTATGCTTTAAGACTTGGTGGTTTCGTTGCGTGGAACGGTCATAGAAAAAGAAATGAAGAGGTCGAGGTTAGTAAGTAATTTTGACACAGGGTATTGTCAAATAATTACCGTTGTCAAAGTTTTGACAATCCCTAAATAGTAATGGAGAAGTGATATGAGTAAGAATACTACAAATGTGTCAGATGATACTCAAGTGGCAATGCCTTTGAGAAATATATTATCTATTATCGCTGGAGCTGCAATTGCAACTTGGGCGTATTTTGGTATCATTGAAAGAATAAATAATTTAGAAACCGAGCAAACTCTTATGTCCTCTGATTTGGAAAAGAATACTGAATTCCGAATCAAATGGCCAAGGGGAGAGATGGGTGCGTTGCCAGCAGACGCAGAACAATTTATGTTAATAGAACATATTGCTGGAGAACTAGAAAAACTAACAGTAGAAATAGAAACAGGAAAAGCACCGTTTGACCAACAACAGAAGTTGACACTAGAATTTTATGAAACAAGAATTCAAAAGTTAGAAACACAAATTGATGCACTAAAAGATAAAATGGTAAACGGGCAGAAAGCGCACTAACATGAAAGTAGTAGAATTTGTACTTTTATTGTATATGAGTGGTGGTGAACTAATCGAGTACACGGTTAGAGATGGTTTAAGTGAATGTTTATCGACAAAAAGAACTATGGAAAGAAACATGACAATTGACGCAAATAGTACAACTGGTACACGAATCAGTTGTCAAAAACTAGAAGTTTTAATTGATGAAACTGGAAGTATACTTGAGTTTACTCAAGGGGCGCCAGGAAAAGGGGGCAAGTAATTGTCTGTGGAAACTGAAATTGCATTGTTGAAAAGGGAGGTGGATGACATGAAAGGCATCTACGGACGCCTTGATACTGCTATTGAAAAAATAGCAGATGTATCAAGTTCCCTTCATACAATCATGGCAGTACACGAAGAGAAACTAATTAGACAGGAAGAAGCATTGGACGAACAAGAGAAAAAACTTACTGAAAATATAATGGAGTTACATTCTCGTATTACGTCTAATGCAAAGGATACTCACAAGTCTATGGGTGATATGGAACGTAGACTTGTCGAACAAATGAATGCACATAGTAAAACAGAAGAAGAACACTTTCGTAAAATGCGAGAAGAACTATCCACTAGAGTGGGTGTTCTTGAGAAGTGGAGATGGCTCATTATCGGTGGGTCAATCGTTATAGGATTTGTTTTACAAAAAGTCTTGACAATCAACCTATAACTGTATATACTCTGTCTTATGAGTATGTACATAGACCTAAAATATCTTAATCTAATATCACATAGACTACAACGGTTCAAGAAGAAGAGCGATTATCTCTGGAACTTTCGTTGTCCGTTTTGTGGTGATTCCAAAAAAAGTCAGTCCAAGGCAAGAGGATTTGTCTTTCGCAAGAAGAGCGACCTGTTCTACAAATGTCATAATTGTAGTATGGGAACTAATTTATCTAATTTGGTAAAACACATAGACTCTAAGGTTCATGATGACTATATATTAGAACGGTACAAAGAAGGTCACACCGCAACAGGTAGGGGTGGTCATGTCGAGAATCCAAAATTCGATATACCGAAACCTGTTTTTAAACAAAAGGGTATCTTTGAAAATGTCAAATCTTTTAGAGAAATTGGAAAAAAGCATCCTGCTTATCGGTTCATTGAAGACCGAAGAATTCCTAATGATACTGATATCTTCTTGTGCAATCAGTTTTATTCTTGGACTAACGAGTTAGTTCCAAATAAATTCCCAACCTTGGAGGGCGACCACCCAAGGATGGTAATTCCGTTTCGTGATTCCAATGGTGATATATTCGCATATCAAGGGAGAGCGTTTGGGAAAGAAAAACCAAAGTACATTACTATCAGACTTGATGAGAGTGTACCTAAAATATTTGGACTTGATAGGGTGGACACTTCTAGGGATATTTTTGTCGTGGAAGGCCCTATTGATAGTCTTTTTATACCAAACTGTATTGCGGTGGCTCAAAGTGATTTGCGTGTACCTCAAT